AGAAAGATTATATCTACATACAGAAAGAGAAAAAGAAAATCACATCCTCATAGTAAAAATGCAAGTAGATTAAAAACATCTAAACAATATAAAAAACCTTATAGAGGTCAAGGAAGATAATATGGAAACATTAAAACACTTATTAGGATTTTGTGGAGAATCACATCCTAACTTATTTACTTTTATATTAATATTTGTTTGTGTATTAACAATTATTAGATATAAAAAACTTTATTTAAAATAATTATATATATTTGTCAGCCTAGTCGCAAATCTAGTCAAGTTGCTAAACTTCAGGTAATCACTCCTGTTGGATCTTGTAAATAATATTGTTTCTTTTTTTTGGGGGGGATTTTTCTTTTCTTTTTTCTTTTTGTCCTTTTTCTTTTTTCTTTTCTTTGTTTTCAAAATATAAGTTAATAAATCGTTATATTTATAAACATTATGAGTTTTAATACAGATACAATAGATAAAATAGTAGGATATAAAACTATAAAGAGTAGAGATAAAATAGATAGATTACTAGAGATTGAATCTAATTATATAGCTAATAATATAGGATCTAATATAACTAAAACTGAAAAAAACAATATTAGAAAAAATAGTAGATATATATATAAAGCTATCTCAAAAATCAATCAAGAAATAGGTAATAAATTCTTACAAGCTCAGGATAAGTAATGCCTAAAAAACCTAGTAGAAAATATCTAGTAAAAAAATTAGATACCTTATTCTCTTTATATATTAGGTTAAAATCAGCAGATAAATATGGTAATGTTAAATGTTATACTTGTAACACTAAAAGACATTATAAAGATTATATGCAATGTGGCCATTTTATATCAAGAAGGCATTATATAACTAGGTGGAAAGAAACAAATGCTAAACCTCAATGCTACTCCTGTAATGTAGGTAATCAAGGTATGCAATACCAATTTGCTCTAAATTTAAACAAAGAATATGGCTACGATATAGCCCAAGAATTGTTGCAGGAAAGTAAACAATCTGTAAAGTTATCAAATGATGATCTGATTTCGTTAATAAATAGATATAAAGAATTTATTGACTTAATGGATAAATAATTAATTTTGATTAGTTCTGTTCATTTTGTCTTTGGTTTAAAAGAGGGTTAATTAATTTTAATCCTTTTTTTTTTGCTCTATCTATTGTTTTTAACAAAAAATTTAATATCTTTATATAAATAATAATTAAACTTTAGATATATGAACAATCCATTTTTAAATCCTGAAGATATAATATCAGGTACAGAAAGTGCTTATGTTTTTAATGAGCCTCTTCCTGTTTTGAACTTATATGATAGATTAAAATCTAATCATAAATTAACACTTAATAAAAATACAGATAGGTGGACTTCAGCCTTAGCAATTAAATCAAAACTTAAAAACACTATTAATTATGAAGATTTAAGTATTAGTGATTTAAAATTATTGTATGCAATGATTGATGTTTGGTGGAGTACAGATTGTGATACAGATGATATAATGTTTGGTAATAATCTTTTTGAAAAATGAAACATAAAGATTGGCCATACATAAAAGGAGATAAAAAAATCATAGCTTTAACTAAGGCTTATGAATACAATAAAAAAGAAGCAGATAAATATAAATCCCTTTGTAAACAGAAGGATGAGAAAATAAAAGAATTAACAATTAAACTAGAAAAACTAAGATATGAATCAGAAATTAAAAACTATTAATATAAAAGGTAAAGAGTATGTAGAAGTAAATGAGAGATTAAAATACTTTAGATCTCATTATCCAAATCATACTTTGACATCAGAAGTTATAGAAAAAACTCCTGATAGTATTCTTATACTTACTACAATAAGGAATGAGAATGGAGTAGCAGTTGCTACTGGACTAGCTGAAGAAATAAAAGGATCTACATTTATAAATAAAACAAGTTATGTAGAAAATTGTGAAACTTCATCTTGGGGTAGAGCTTTAGGTAATTTAGGTATAGGTTTAGATACTTCAGTAGCATCAGCAGAAGAAGTACAAAATGCTATAGCTAATCAAAAAGAGGTTCTTAAATTTGATAGTGATAAATATAGAAAGATAGCTGAGAAGTTAAAACAAAATGAAATCACTATAAATAAAGTAGAAGAACATTTTAAGTTAGATAAATTCACTAAATTAGAGTTACAAAAAATAAATTAAAATTATGATTAAAAGAATTATTTATGGTAACATATCTCTTAATGTAGAGAAGTTACCCAAACAGTATTTTGTAAAAACAAAAACTGGTACATTTTTAAATATGGATCTAAGAATAAATTTAGATGATCCTAAAATTTTTGATAATGGTGGTAGAAACTTTGGATCTTTTTCAAAACCTCAAACTGCTGATGAGAGAAAAAATAAAACTCCTAAAGAGTGGTTTAATGGTATCTATCTAGATGTAACTAATATAGCTACAGTAGAGGGAGATAAATTTGAGATTGATAAATCTTGGCCATTTGCTAAAAGTAAAGATACTGAAGAGGCCTTGCCATTCTAAGAAAAAGTATAGTTTTTTCATTAGTAGGAGGGTAAAGATGTATATCTTGCCCTCTTTTTTTTTATATTTATTTATGCAAACAAACCAAAAGAAAATGCAGCAATTAGAAAAGAGCTGCTTTATAAGTACATCAGAAGAATTATCATATCCTCCAGTAGCACTTTCATTAGGAGAAAAATTAATTAAATCCAGTAAAGGAGATCAGCTCTTACCTATTCCTATATGTACCTACTCAAATATAACAATGGTACAAGCTCCTCCAAAAAGTAAGAAAACATTTTTTATATCTTTACTTGCATCAGTATATCTTAGTGGTAAAAATAGATTTGGATCTAAGATTAGAGGGCATAGAAATGGAAGATGTTTGATACATTTTGATACAGAGCAAGGAGCTTGGCATACTCAGAGAGTAGCAAAAAGAATAGTAGATATGAGTGATAAATCTCTAGGATGTTATTATATTTATAGCCTCAGATCTGAGTTTCCAAAAACAAGAATAGAATTTATAGAGTATTGTCTAAAGACAAAAGACAATATAGGATTAGTTATAATAGATGGTATAGCTGATCTTTGTATGGATGTCAATTCGTTAGAGGAGGCTAACTATACAGTACAGAAACTTATGGAATGGAGTGCAAAGTATTGCTGCCATATCATAACAGTTATTCATAGTAACTATGGATCTGAAAAAGCAACTGGCCATCTAGGATCTGCCTTAATGAAAAAGGTAGAAACAGAAATACAACTTGAACAGAATACAGTAAACAAAGAATGGGTTACAGTTAAATGCAAAAGAAGTAGAAACTACTCTTTTGAAACATTTAGCTTTACAGTAAATGAACTTGGGCTACCTTATGTAAATGATCTATATGATCCTTTAGCATAGAGCTTATGAGTAAAAAATATATGGAATTGTTATTCCAAAAAAATAATGACTGGATTGAGATCTGTAAATCCTTTGGTTTAGATGAAGAAACTGCTAAGGATCTTACTCAGGAGATGTATATAAAAATCCAACTTAAAATAGAGAATGACAAATTAGATATATCTTACAATGATGAGATAAACTATTACTATATATTTAAAACTCTTAGAAGTATGTTTATAGATCTGTATAGGAAAAAAAAGAAAGTAACAATAGTAAGAAACCTAACTGAATATAAGAAATCTGATACTTATGTTAATTATGATGATAAGTATAAGCAGATACAGGATCAG